TCTAAAGGGTATTGATAAGAATGATCAATATGATGGATGCCAAAAAGCAAAACGTCCTGATAATCATCAATAGTAAAATTATCGAGATATAGCTCTATTTTTTGAAAGATTAGGGCGTTTGGTGAGGGGGCAAGTTGGGAAAGTTTTAAAGCTAATTTTTGTCTGTGCTTGCGTTGTCTTTCTGCATTAGTTAAAGCCATGATATTACTCCTAGATATGTGTTACGTAACGATAGTTGGATTCGTTACGTAACGCAATAGGGAGTTTAAAAAAAGAAATTTTTGATTGCACCAAAAAGCAAAGAAATAGAAGCTCCAATTAAAAGGCAATTAAGTAAATCGGGTAAATATGGCAGTACACTAGTTTTGATGTAGTTAGTTAAGATTTTTAAATTTGTTTTTTTTGGCTGAGGAATGTCAAAGCGAGATTGTGATAATTCTGGCGCTTGTTTATTTCGGTTTTTGTGGTGATCTTTATACCAATCCCTGTCAATCATGCCCATCATTAACCCCCTTTAAGTTTACTATCATCAGAAAATTGCGGTACAGAGGCAATTGAAGGTGATGCTTCAGAATGTACATAAGTAGCGCGACAGCGTATCACAGTTGACTCATCAGCAAAAGATAGACGAGCGGCACAGGGTGCAATGTAATGCACTGTAAAGCCTAGATTTGATGGGTAAAAAGTGCCATCTGCATTCTCAAAGCAAAAATCTGATGCACCTGCTGCATAAAGTACACTGCAAGTTATTACAAGGCCATCGGTGAGGGTCTGAAATTGCGTCTTTTCGGGTGGCTGTGTTGGGTCTGTTTTGGCAGGTAAATCAGGTTGATTAGGGTTATCAACATTAACGACAGAAGCAGTACCGGTACCGTTGTCAGATGGTAAAAACGGGTAAGTAAAGGCCATTAAAACAAGGGCGATTACGCGCCAATCTTTATACAGCGGCTTACCAGTAGAAGGTTGTTTGGGTTTGGTTGGTTTATCAGGCGCAGAATGATTTAACAACTTATTAAAATAGTTAGCCGGCAAAACAGAATAAGAAGCACGCATATCGATCAGTTTGCCAAAGCGATTGATAAAGTTGTCAGGTAGAAAATTTTGAGAGGTTTTGTAGCAGGGGTGAAGCTCATAAAGTTTATAAAATTCGCTAGCGGCTAAATGGGCTTTATCTTTACGTTTGCCAGTGTATATGGCGCAGTAATGGAAACCGAAAGGGGCGATAATTTTATAAATTGGCGTAGTAAATAGACCAAAAAGTTTACCGATAATTGGAGAGCTAAAAAAATTTTTACCGCTTCGACAATGCCAAATTTCTTGTAGAAGAGTTTCGCGTAACTGCTTATCAACGGCATCAACATCCTGACAAAGTAACATCAAACGCCAACCAAGTTTTCGACTTTGAACCATCCAAGATACGACAGCTAAGCGATCTGGGTCGTTCCAATTCCTTGAGTTGAAAGAAGTTAAAAGCTCATCAATAACAATTAAACCAAACTTTTTTTCATCATAAGTTGATGAATCGTCTGGGTTTAATTCGGGGTAACTTTTGCCCAATTGCTCTAAATCAATTGAGCGGGGCTGGTCTGGTATGCGAGTTACGACAGATGCAGTTTTAGGGCAAAGCTTGGTTATGTCGATATCAAGATTCGTAGCAACTCGTAAACCGAGATTTAAATAAGTTTGTATTTCACGTACAGCGATTTTTGTTTTGCCAGAACCGCGAACACCTTCGATAAAAATGGCCATTTGTTAGCTCCAAATCTTAATTTGCAAAATGCGAGAGCGGAAAATAAAAAGCTGTGATGTCGCGTAAGCAATGCTCAGAGCAGATATATAAACTGAGGTTTTTGGCGGCAGGAGTGACAGACCAGCAGCTAACATAGATTCGGCGGGCAAAGTGGTAGCGACGTTTGCAAAGAGATCCTTAAAACCAACTGCCATTGCTAAAACTAACGCGGTGTAAATACCGATGTATAAAGTGGCAAAACCCATTTTGCGGAGTAATGCGGCTTTACCACCAGCGACTAAAAAACCTAAAGCACGAGCTATATAAGCAAAAAATGCGACCATGTTATGCCACCTCTAAAGTGCGTTGAAAAATACGGAACAGTTGAATAATGGTTAAAATGCCAAGGAACCATTCGACCAAGGGGCGACCCCAAGCATCATAAGGGGGGCAATGCTGATTAACATTAATAGTAATTGGTTGCGCAGTTAAAGGAGCGTCAATTGTAAAACCACGGCATGAGCCAGCAGTGGGTAAACTGACATAATCAGCTAAAGTAAAAAATTTAGGATCTACTGTGGGGGCATTAGCAAAATCTTTAAATTGGTCAAATGCCGCTTGCTCTTCACTTTTTGCGTTATCAATGTTATCTGCTTTGGCCATTGCACCAGTTGCCCAACGTTCGTTGCTTGTCTCATATTGTTTTTGCGTTATGCCAGGGAATTTAGTCCAATCAGTTGGAATGCCTTCGGGGGTATCACCTTGGTCAGGTTTAACTTTTGCTTGCGTGAAAGTGTCGGTAAAAGTATTACCTTCAAACCATTGATTTACGTTGGTTACAGTAACGTTGTAGATATCCGGAGGAATATAGGTTTGTGTGTTGCTTGGGTCAGTTGTTTGAGCTGTGCCATTGACTATGGATTCAGCAGCATTAGCAAATTTATCTGATACGTCATCAAATTTAGGGTTAGGAAATAAAGTGTCATAGGGTGCGCCTGTTTCAGGGTCGATAAAATCATCTAAACCGATATCAGGATTGTTTATTAGGTCATCAACCATCTTAGGATCAGCTGCAAAAGATTGTTCAAAGAATGCTTCGTCAGCATGTGCAGTTTTTGAAGCTTTATAGCAACGAAAACCAGATGAACCAGCGGGTTTGTAAGGGCCGTATTCATATTCTGGTTTTGATTCTGGCGCGCAGTGTGGATTAGTAGATTTTTTATCGAGCTGGACTGAGCCGCCAATGTTAGTAACTGTTATTACAGGGTCGCTTTTTGTGCATGTCATATTGCCGTTGGCATCACCACCACAGTTTTTTGATGATGATGTTTCGGTAATTTTGACACCAACAGCGCAATAATTTGTAGTCTGGTCACACGGAAAAGGAGCAAAAGAGCGAGAAATACTAATAGTTGAAGTGGGTGAAAGTTCTATTGTTTCATTGGCTTTTGGGAGATTTATTTTAGAACTGATAGCAGTAGATCCAGCATTTAAACACTCACCAAATGTACGACCAGTAAAAGTACCAAGACTTTCACCATTAAAATATGCGTTACAAGTAACAGTGTCGCGAAATTCTGCGGGTGTATGAGGAGTGTCAAGGGTAACTTCGGCCTCTGAGGGGCCACCAGCAGAGGTACAAAGAGATTGATAATCTGGCGACAAGCAATTAGATACATAAGCACTAGATAACACAGCAGCAGCACGAAGCGCAGGATGCATTTTAGCTACGTTTTTACCAGCTTTGCCAAGGGTTTTTGCAATGGACTGTTTAGTAATTTCTTGCGGCTGAAAACCAGTTTTGCGGTTAAGTTGACGCATAAAAATCTGACCTTTTTCAGCATCGGTCAAAGTTGGAACAAAAGTTTTGCCACCAGACATTAAACGCTGATTGTAAGGCACAGGAGCAGGCCAAGCGCCGCCAACGTTGATACGGTTAAACTTTTGGCCAGCAGGGACAGATACAACTTTATGCTGAATAGCAAAAACAGATATAGGTAGGATTAAAAATAAGAAAAGAAATAAACGTAACATAGTAGCCCCTTACCCCCTGTTGACCGCCTGCGCGCACTCGGCTGGCCAACAGGCGGTAACGGAGTGGTTATTGATTAACCGCCTGATGCGCCTTTAGATACAAAACGACCTAATAATGACATACCGATTGAAGTAGCCAGTACAACGGCCATTACAGCAAAACCAGCAGCAGCAGCAGTTGCAACGTCAGCTAAGATTGAAGTTTGGATTGATGTTACGGCAGCAGCATCAATTGCAGCGTTTGAAGCAGTTGCAACAGTAGTTAAAGCAATAATTACAGCGTGTTGAATTTTCATACTTTGTTTCCTTAGTTTAAGTACGAGTTGATCTATGCATGATTGAAATTACAAAACGGAAAAGTAATCCAGTTAAATAGCCAGTGAGCCATAAAACAATGAGCATACTTACGATTGAATCAGTCATGCGCTTTTACCTCTGATAACCAGAGTTAAAACCGTGAGCAAAACATAGAAAAGCAGCAGCGGTTAATAACATCGTTACTAACGAATCTATGTTCGACAATAAAAGTTGAGCTTGTTCCAGTGTCATTGTGTTGACTCCAAGCAAATAAAAAGAGCCGCCAAAGCGTTAAATAAAAACGGAGAAGTGATTAAAAAAGAGGCTAGGGCGGCAAACATTGTTAAGCCTTAAATAGCTTGGAAACATCATTTCCAAGGTAGTAAGTAACGCCAGAAGATTTGGCACCCTGCCAGACGCGACCCCAAACAGGTAAGCAAATTTTTTGACCTTCAAATTTTGCGAGTGAAGCAGCTACGCCTTGTTTTATAAGCGCGTCAGAAATAACGCATTCCATAACTTCGGTTTTAGTTTCACCGTATTGACCAACAGTTAAAATCTCAAGTCCAGCGTAGAGAGTTTGACGAGATTGGCCGTTTTGGTCTGGCTTACCTTGAGCAATTCGAGTGCCTAAATAAGTGCCGTTAATTGTTAAACCTAAAAATTCAATCATGATGGTTTCCTTATGAAACTAAGCGCAGTTTTAAAAGCGCTGGGTTGAGGTTGTATTGCTGAGATAACGGCAAGGGTTCGACGAAATCAGCAGGAACTTGGTTAGAAAAATCTACGTTTATCATTTTGATGAACGGGACAACGTTTGACTGGTCACCAGTCAAATTCATCAGCTGAGCCAGTGATAAACCAGCTTCGGTAAAATCGTGGGCATAACGTGACCAAGTGTTTCGCGGGTAGTTTGCTTTGGTACGTTCGTAGCCATCGGTCATGATGTTTCTGTAAACACCGTATAGACGGTTGGCTTTTGGGTGGCTAATTTTGCCGGAATCCGAAACGCGGTAAAATTTAGCTTTTAATGAGTTTAAAACTGACTCTTTATCATACGTATTCATTTTGGCACCTTCGAAAGACTTAAAAACGTCTTTAAATGCTAAACCCCATAGGGTCGGGATTATTTGCGGATTGTCTATCTGTAATTGTGGATCTGTGATTAGGCCAAGAGTTGATGGTAAGCCGCGTTGAGCAAACCAATCACGATAAATGCGAGCTTCAAAGCGCACAGCACCAGTGGCAAATAGCCTGACTTCTGGTCGAGTAATTTCCGCCAATTGACGGCGAAAATGCTCATACTTTGTTTGCGCATATTTGCGGGTAAGCTTGTTAATTTGCGCATCGAGTTCAACGAGTTTTAAATAAACTTTCTTAA